GGTTCGCCGATTTCGCGCCGTTGCGTGACAAAATACGGCGGTGATTTGCTCATTTTGACGCTGGACGGGCTAATTCCGTTCGCCTCGGCGCTACAGTCGTCGCGGTTAGACCCCAACATCGCGCTGTCCGACAAGATACAGGGTGCTTTTGCTGCTGCCGCACGCACCTACAAGGACACCTTTGGGTGGGCGTTGCTTTATAACCCGCTCAACAACGCGCTGATCGTCAATGTTCCCGTCAGCACCGGCCAGCAGCAGTTTGTGATGAACAACATCACTAAGGCGTGGTGCAACTTTACGGGTTGGAATGCGTCATCGTGGGCGTTGGTCGGCAATGAACCGTACTTTGGCGGCAACACCTACGTTGCCAAGGCATGGACAACGGGTGACGGTGGCTATGCTGATGACGGTGAGCCGATCCCGACCAAGGCGCTGCAAGCATTTAACTACTTTGAGACGCGTGGCGTCATCAAATACTTTACCCGCGCACGACCGAGCATCTTTAGCAACGGGCAGCCTGCCATTGTTATCGGTATCAACACCGACTTTCAGACGGTTGACCAGACGGGTGCGTTGTCGTTTTCGCCAACAACCGCAGGATTGTGGAATGTTGGTTTATGGGATGTTGCGCTATGGGGTTCTGATGTCGTCATCACGAACAACCAATCTGGCGTGACAGGACTCGGTTACTCGGGAGCCATTTCGTTCACGAGTAGCAGTAAGAATTTGCAGATTCAATGGGCATCAACAGACGTTGTGTATCAAATCGGATGGGCTGGAATATAGTCAGCGGGCCGGAAATCGGCCATTGGGTAACGGCGCAAACCGACGGGTCATTTTGGCCCGAGCGGGCAACGGCCATCGGACTTAAAAAGGACGGTCAGATTGTCGCCGGTACGGTTTACGAGATGTGGAACGGCAAATCGGTCGTTTGCCACATTGCTTGGAACCGCGTAACCCCTGCCTACGTCGCCGCCGTCTACGATTATGCGTACAACGTCTGCGGAGTTGATAAGATAATAGGGCCAATCAGCAGTAACCATACCCGGGCGCTGAAACTGGTCACAAAAATGGGGTTTTCGGAGGAGGCGCGGATCAAACAGGCCGCGCACGACGCCGGGGACATCGTATTTATGACTCAGACACCTGAAAAGTGTCGTTATTTGGAGCCTCGGTATGGGCAAAAGATCACCAGCACCGCCGCCAACACCTGATTACGCCGCCATTGCGCGGCAGCAAGGTCAGGAGAACATAGAAGCCGCTCGTCAGTCGGCTTATATGTCCAATCCCAACGTCTACACGCCTACGGCGCAGCAGACGGTAACGTGGCAGCGCACGCCGCAAATCAATCAGGCTGCGTATGACCAAGCAATGGCTGATTATCAAGCCAACGTGCTGCGTGATCCTGATATGGCGTCAGGAGCAGCACCTGATATTGCGCAATTCACGACTTACGTTGAGCAACCGACCATCCGACAGGAGTTGGTTGGCCCTGCCAAAGACATTTTTGGCACGCAGCAGCAAGCCGAACAGGCGATGGCAAATTTGGGACTGCGTGAAATCGGCGACCTGTCGTCGTTTCTTAACCAAAACTTTGCCGCCCAACTTCCTGCCATCCAGACCCAACTTGGTCAGTACGGACAGGTCGCAGGCGCACCCAACCTTGCTGGTTACGGCACGGCTGGCGCACCCGGTGCGGGGGAATTTGGCGCGGTATCAGGCGCACCTAGCGCGGCGCAGTATGGCCCTCGCTCAACCTTTACTGCCGAAACCATGCCGGGAATGTATGCACCTGTTGGGCAGGCGCAACAAGGCATCGGCGCGTTTGGTGACGTTGCGCAGGCTCCCGACCTTACTGGCATGGGTCAGGCGGGCGGTAATGTCGCACTGACAGGTTTTACAGGCGGCCCCTCGGGCGGCCAGTTTGGTATGGCAGGCGGTGGGCCAGCCGCGTACAACCTCGGTCAACTTGACCTCTCAGGCGTCGGCGGTGTCGGCGGTGGCCCCGCTATGGGTCAGTACGGCATGGCACAAGCCGGCCCCGGCGGCGTGCAGTTTGGTGGCCTAGACCTTTCGGGGCTTGGCACCGCACAAGGATTTGGCAATCTCGGTCAGTACGCCGCAGGCGCTGGCCCCAATGCCCCGAATGTCCAAGGAGCCGACTTCTCACGCGTTGGGCAGATTGGCCCCGGCGTTGGCTACGGTCAGTTTGGAATGGCCGGTGGCGGCCCTGCTGCGGGCCTGTACGGCATGGCCGGTGCTGGCCCAGCGGGCGTGCAGTTTGGCGGCCTTAACCTTGCAGGAATGCAAGGCGTACAAGGCGGCGTTGGGCAGTTTGGTCAAGCACAAGGCGGCCCCGCAGGGTTGAATCTTGGCGGGTTTGATACCTCACGCCTCGGTGAAATCGCAGGTGGCCCGTCAGCCGATCAGTTTGGTCGTGCCATCGGTGGCCCTGCCGCACCGTCACTAGAAGAAAACCTTAACCTTTCAGGCGTCGGCGATGTTGCCCGCAACGTGCAAGAGGGCCGATTTGGCTACGCACGCGGTGAGTTAGCAACACCAGAACTTCAACGGCAGTTGGCAACGCAAGGGCTTGCCGCCATGCCAGTCAACGCGGGAATGACGGCGCAAAACGCCATCATGTCGCGCCTTGAGCCGCAATTGCAGCGTGAACGTGCGCAGTTGGAGCAGCGCCTTGTCAACCAAGGCTTGCGACCGGGCGGTGAGGCGTACAACGCAGAGATGGAACTGCAAGCGCAACGTGAAAACGATTTGCGCACGCAAGCGGCATTGCAAGGCATCAGCCTAGACGCCTCCATGCGTCAGCAGGGACTTGCCGAACAACAGACCCTTGCCGACTTTGCCAACCAAGCCGCACTCGCGCAGTTTGGAGCAGGCGCACAAGGCTTGGGACTCTACAACGAAGCCCTCGCGCAAAACTTCCAGCAGTCGCTTGCCGCACAGTCTGCGCAGAACATGGCGCAACAGCAGGCATTCCAGCAGCGCCTACAGGCGGGTCAGTTTGGCCGTGAAGCGCAGATGGCGTCCTTTGGTATGGGCCAACAGGCACAACAAGCGGTCAACCAAGCGCAACAGCAGAACTTTGAGCGTGCGTTGGCTGCCCAACAAGCGCAAAACGCCGCACAAGCACAAGGTTTTGGGCAAGAAATGGCCGCGCAGCAGTTTGGCCGTGAGGGTGCGCTGGCAGGATTTGAGACGCAACAAACAGCACAGCAAGCGCAGAACGCAGCAATTGCGCAAAACACGCAATTGGCGTTGCAGTCAGGTCAGTTTGCAAACCAAGCGCAGGCACAAGACTTTGCACAACGTCTCGCCGCTGGAGAGTTTGGACAAGAAGCACAATTGGCTTCTTTCCAGACGGGTCAAGCGGCACAAGAGGCGATCAACCGCGCCATTGCTCAGAACTTTGCACAAGGTCAAGCCTCACAGCAGTTGCAAAACCAAGCGGTGCAGCAAAACTTGCAGGGTGCATTGGCGACCGAGGAAGCCCAACGTGCCGCGCAAGCGCAACAGTTTGGTCAAGCCGCGACCCAAGCAGAACTTGGCGCACAATTGACCGGCCAGCAGTTTGCGATGGGTCAACAGGCGCAGCAGGCTGCAAACCAAGCACAAGCGCAAAACTATCAGCAAGCCCTTGCGGCTGCGCAGATGGGCAACGCCGCACAACAACAGAATTTCTTGCAACGTGTGGCCGCAGGCGAGTTTGGCCGAGAGGCACAACTTGCGACGTTCCAAACGGGACAGCAGGCGACACAAGCGCAGAACCAAGCCGCCCAGCAAAACTACCAGCAAGCGTTGGCGTTGCAGCAGATGCAAAACCAAGCGCAACAGCAGCGTTATGGTCAAGCGGTTGGCGCAGGAGAGTTTAACCGTCAGGCGTTACTTGCACAGTTTGGCATGGGGCAACAAGCCCAGCAGGCACAAAATCAAGCCATGGCGCAGAACTTTGCGCAGGCTCAAGCCGCTGCGCAGATGCAGAACCAAGCAGCGCAAGGTGCGTTTGGCCAGCAAGTCACGGCACAGGAACTGCGCAATCAAGCCTTGGGTCAAAACCAACAGGCCGCGTTGCAGCAGCAACAAGCCGCCATGCAAGCCCAGCAGCAGCGTTACGCGCAGCAGATGGGCCTTGGACAGTTTGCGAACCAAGCCGTTGCACAGAACCAGCAACAAGCATTGGCCGCTTATCAAGCCAATTTGGCGCGTCAGCAGCAGGGCTTCCAGCAAGCCGGTGCGCAGGCTGGATTCTTCAACGAAGCACAGGCACAGGCATACCAGCGTGCGATGGCCGAACAAGCCGCCGCCAACGCTGCACAGCAGCAACGCTTTGGTCAGGGCATGGACATTCGTGGCTTGCAGAACGCCGCGATTTTGCAGAACCAGCAGGCCGCACTTACGCAGCAAGCCGCCGCAAATGCCGCGCAACAGCAGCAGTACAACCAAGCGATGGGTGCAGGCACGTTCGGCAACCAAGCCATCCAGCAAGCGTTGCAGCAGCAGGTTGCACTACGCAATCAGCCGCTCAACGAAATCTCTGCGTTGCTCTCGGGATCGCAGGTACAGATGCCGCAGTTCCAAGGCTACAGCGGCGTCACGGTTGCACCAACACCGTATCTACAAGCCATGCAGGCGCAAGATGCCGCAAATATCCAGCGTTACGGTATTGCTGCAAACCAAGCCGCAAGCGGTATGTCAGGTCTATATGGGTTGGCAGGCGCAGTCGCAGGCGCACCGAGCGGTGGATTTTTAAGTGGTTTATTTTAACAGAGGTGGCTAATGAACGGACGACGCCCAATGAATATGCCGATGCAGCCTGACCGTCGCCCACAAGAGTTGGCGCGTATGTTGGCGATGCAGGAACGCAACGCATCGCTTGACGGCATGACGCCGCGTCAGCCGCAGCAGCCATCGCTTGCTTACGCAGGGGCTACGCCAAACTCAGCCCCCGGCGTTGCACCGCAGAACATGAACTTTAACGGCCCGCGTGGCCCAGCGCAGTACACCGGCCCGATCAGCAACCCCGCAATGAGTGCCATGGCACCGCCGCAACAAGGCGCACCGCAAGTGGGCGGCATGAAGCGTCCGCAAGGTGCAGGCGCACGCGGGTATCCGTCCTCCCCCGGCATGACGACGCCGCAGGGAGGCACCTACCGAGGGGACTTTGATGGCAATTAAATCGTACGAGGCATTCAAGCCTCCATCACCCTACGATCAAGAACGACGCCGCGCAGAGCAGCAGCGCCGTTACGCCGAACTGCTGCAACAGCAAGCCTTAGCAGAGGAGGAGCCGTTTACCTATCAGGGTATTCGGGCCATGCCGTCGCCGCTGACCGCGCTGACCAAGATGCTGCAAGCCTACGGCTCTAAAAAGGCGTTGGAGAAGGCAGAGGAAGCCGAGCAAAAGGCAGCCGAAGCCGATATTGCAGGTGCAGAGCGGCTGCGTCAGGAATTGGCACCGCAAGCGCGTGTTGCTGCCCCGACAACCGCTGAAATTGCGGCCAGCGTTGGTATGCCGCAAGTCGGTGCGGAAGGCGACGTAACATATGGCGCACCGCAGCAAGCGCCTATGCGCACAGAGATGGTTGGCCCGACTGCAAAAGAACGTCAAAACATCTTTGCAAATTACGCCGCAACCGGAACGCCGACGGCGCAGCGTCTTGCGCAAGTTATGGCAGCGCAAGAGCCAAAAACTCAGACGATGGAGTTTGGCGATCAGTTGTTTAACATTAGCGATGGCATGGCTACGCCTGTAATGATGGATGGCAAGCCTGTAACGGCGTCACCAAAACCGGCGGCGGGCAGTTCGTTAAGCAAATTGATTGCAGAACGCGAGGCATTGCCGCTAAACAGTCCGTTGCGCGCAACATATGATGCGGCAATTTCTAAAGAAACAACGCAATCTGCACCAGTACGCATTGATCTTGGAGCAAAGGGTGATGCGGAAGCACAAAAAATCTTTTTGGGAGACATTGGCACAATGCGTCCACGGGCTAATGCTGCCAAAAACATTATTAAATCAGTCAACAATCTTGATCGGTTGACGCAGAAAGGAACTTACACCGGCGCTTTGGCTACAGGAGCGGTTGGAGCAGGGCAATTCTTAAACAGCCTTGGAATTAAAGTTGATCCAGAGACATTGAAAAACACTGAGGCGTTTTCTGCGCAGGTCAGTGATTTGGTTCTGTCTACTCAAGCCGCTTTGGGCGGTGCGCGTGGGTTTACAAAAGAAGAAACTGCAATTTTGGAAAGAATGTTCCCGCAAATTGTCAACAGTCCTCAAGCGCGTGTTGCTATCGGAAATATCATTCGCAACAAGCAACTTGACGTAATTGATGAATACGATTCGCTGATTGATGACTATTACTCAACTTACAAAGACTCCAAGATTCCTTACAAAAAGATTGATGACGAAGAAGTGCGCTATCAGCGATGGAAGCGCAACCAAGGAGGTTTGTAATGGAAGATTACTCTCTAGAGGAAATTGAACGCTTCAAAAGGCGTTTTGCCGAGGAACAGGGCCGCCAAAATGTGGAGGCAATGACTCACTCTGCCCAAGCCCCTGCTCCCGTCTCGTCCACACCGCAAGCGCGTATGTTTGACCCTAAAACCGGCACTGTCGGCGGTGAGGTCAACCCATTGGTGCGTGCATTGATGGGCGTAGGCGCTGGCGTTGAGCGGAGCGTTTCAAGCCTTGGCGAATTGTTGGGCTTGGTGTCGCCAGAGCGTTATCAGCAAACCCAAGAGCAAAACGAACCGTTTACGCAAGGGCCAGAAGGATCGGCAGGGCAGTTTGTGGGCGAAACAGCCGCAACGTCACTAATGGGCGGCCCTGTAGGTCGTGCATTGCGTATGGGCGGCCCCGCAATGCGCAGCGCAATAGAAAGCGGCGTGACAACTTATGCAACAGCCGATCCGCAAGACCGTCGCACAGAGGGTGCTTATGGTGCATTGGCAGGAGGCGGCCTAACAAAAGGAGGTCAAGCCTTGCGTGGTTTAACGCACGGCATTGATATGTCGCCGGCTGCTCGTCGGTTGACAGCAAAAGGCGTTGAATTGTCGCCCGGCCAAATGGCTCCTGACAGCACTTGGGCAATGATTGAAGAATCTATGATGAACATTCCGTTCATCCGACCCAAGGTTGTCGCGGCAAGACAACGCGGGTGGCAACAAACACAAGAATTGATTGGCAAGGAAGCGGCACCGCCGGGGTATACGCCTCCGTCTCGCGCAGATGTGCGCGATACATACAACGATTTAAAGGACGCATATAACGAAGCATATGGTCAATTTAAAAATTACCCATTGCAACCAGTTTTAATGCGGGTTGAAGGCGGAGATGTGCCGCTGTCGCAAGCCATGGCAATCCCTCGCCAAGCGGCTGCTGACGTTAAGTCGCGTCGGTATGTGCAAAACTTTATTGATACCGAGTTAAGCCGAGTTAAGGGCCGGCAATTAACCAGCGGAGATTTGCTAGAAATTAGATCAAACATTCGCGCAAAATTGCGCGATATGTCAGGAAATCAAAGTTTCCCTGACGCAGAAAAACTGCTAAAAACTTCAGAGAAAAAGGCGACAGAGATATTAGAGTCGCAGTTGCCGCCTGACGCCATGAAAGCGTTACGCGCAGTAGACGCTAAATATGGCAATTTCAAAGTTTTGGAAGATGCTGTTTATCGCTCCATAGATCAGCCAGAGGCTTTTACGCCAAAACAATTTTCCGGTGCGGTAAGGCAAAGCGCAGGTGGCAAAGGACAGTATGCTGGCGGCGGCGGCAGAATGAGAAACATTGCTGCAGAATCCGCAGATGTGTTTTCGCCCCGAACGCCCGTAACTGGCGCACAACAACCAAGCCAACTTGTCGGTTATGCAACGGCAGTCCCGGCTGCATTTGTATATAGCGATCAAGGCCGAAAGTTAGGCCGAGTGTTGGCGGGCCAAACGGATGTACAGCGCCAAATTCAAGATTTTGAACGGCAGTTCCGACGTAAATTATCGGCACAAGAGCGGGAAGATTTAGCGCGTGTGTTGCGCATGGGTGCATCACAATATGCGGCTGAAGAAAAGCCGTTTTTTGCGACGACAAAGGAGTATTTTAAATGAGTTTCAACGGGTCAGGCACTTTTGTCATCAACTCGGCAGGCCAGCCTGTCGTCGCTAACACCGTCATCTCGGCCACGACGTTTAACGCGTTGACGGCTGACCTTGCTAACGGCCTTTCCACCTGTATCACCAAAGACGGACAAACGACGCCGACCGCCAACATTCCGATGGGCGGCTTCAAGATCACAAACCTTGCCACCGGCACGGCAGCGACTGACGCCGCCACGGTTGCGCAGATTCAGAGCAACGGCGCGGCCCTTGTCACGGTAACGGGTACGGATACGCTCGTCGGTACGCTGACCCCGGCTTTAACGACTTACGTTACAGGCGCGGTGTACTACTTCATCGCCCCCGCAACCAACACAGGCGCAGTCACGCTCAACATTGACACGCTCGGCGCAAAGAACGTCACGCGTGATGGCACGACCGCCCTTGTTGCCGGTGACATCACCTCTGGCGAAATGGTCGCCGTGGTGTACGACGGCACGCGCTTTCAGTTGATTAGCGCGGTCAACAGCGTCACCAACCTCAACGTCTCTGGCACGTTGACCGTAGCCGGTGCCACGACCCTTAACGGCAACCTTCAGGTCGGTAACGCCGGCGCGGATACCGTCAACTTCCAAGCAAGCGGCTGGACGCTGACCAACAACGTATCGGTCACGGGAACGTGGGCTGACATCGGCACGATCACGACCGCTGATATTAACGGCGGCACCATTGACGGCACGACCATTGGCGGCGGCACGGCGGCTGCGGGTACGTTTACGACCGCGACCGCAACGACCGGCAACATCACAACGGTCAACGCCACGACGGTGGATAGCACCAACCTTGAGGTCACTAACCTAAAAGCCAAGGACGGTACCGCCGCAGGCTCTATTGCCGACTCTACGGGTGTGGTCACGCTTAACAGCGTTGTGGCCACCACCGCCGACATCAACGGCGGCACGATTGACGCTACCACCATCGGTGGATCTTCCCCGGCTGTGGGTAACTTTACGACTGTTTCGGCGGCGTCTGCGGTCTTTACGACGGCGACCATCACAACCGTCAACACCACGACGCTTGACCTCACCAACCTTGAAGTAACCAACATCAAGGCTAAGGACGGCACGGCGTCTATGGTCATTGACGATGCCACGGGCAAGGTCAACGTCACCACCGTCTCGGCTGCCTCCATGAACGCAGGCGTGGCTGCTGTGACGACGCTGACGGCCACAGGGGCGTCCGTAGCCTCGGCTAACCTTGGGGTGGCGGTTGTCACGAATTTGACCGCTACAGGCGCGTCTGTCGCCTCTATGAACGCAGGGGTGGCTCTTTTCACCAACGCGACGGTTACGACGCTGAATGCTACGGGTGCGTCCATCGCCTCGGCCAACATCGGCAACCTTCAGTTTACGGCGGCCTCTATCGCCTCCATCAACGCGGGCGTGGCGGTTATCACGAACCTCACGGCAACCAGCGCCTCTATTGCTAGCATGAACGCGGGTGTGGCGCTACTCACCACAGCGACGGTGACAAGTTTGACCGCAACCGGGGCTTCTATCGCATCGGCTAACGTCGGCACAGCGGTCGTCACAGGGCTGACTGTTACAAACGCCTCTATCGCCTCGGCTAACGCAGGCACGGCTACGCTGTCGGGTAACCTTACGCTCAACGGCGGCACCGCCAACGGCGTGCTGTATCTGAACGGCAGCAAGGTGGCGACGAGTGGGGCGGGGCTGGTATTTGATGGCACTAACTTCGGCTTGGGCGTGACGCCAAGTGCGTGGAATCTTGGTAAGGCTATTGAAGTTGGTAATGCAGGCAATTCGCTTTGGGGCATTGGTTCAAACAACATCGCGCTTGGCGCAAATGTTTATTACGCAAGCGAAAATAAATATGCCGTCAACGGCACAGCAACTATTTATCAACAAGGATCGGGTGAACACCGTTTCTTCAACGCCCCTTCCGGCACCGCAGGCAACGCCATCACGTTCACGCAGGCGATGACGCTGGATGCGAGTGGGAATTTGGGGCTTGGTGCCACGACCACGACTGGCGGTCGTCTTGTTATTACGCAAAGCAACGCCACGCAGCCTGCCATTTATTTGCCAACCGATGAAAGCACGATTCAAGGGCCGGGTACGGATACGCAAATCCGCATGGGCGGCAACTTAACCGTCCAAAGCAGCAATCAAACAACGATTAACGCAAAAAATGCGTCTGGTGTAATTGTTTTTGGAACAGGGTCAACTCCGACCGAACGCGCACGCATCACGAGCGGGGGTTTCTTCAAGGCGAGTAATACGGGTACTTACGCAGGCTCCACATCCGCTTATCACGAATTGCGTAGTGACCAGCAAGATCAAAACATTGTTTTGATTAGAAACACAAACGCAACAAGTCCGTATGGCATTGATGTTGCCTTTACGGCAGCAACTCCTAATAATACGACCAATACGTTTATTACTAGCACCGACTCAACAAACGATAAATTTATTGTTTATTCATCTGGAACGGTAACCAACAGAACCGGAACCTATAACGCTTTTTCAGATTTGAAACTGAAACAAGATGTTGTAGACGCGGGATCGCAATGGAATGACATTAAGGCACTGCGCGTTCGCAAGTTTAGGTTGAAGGATGAAGTTGCAGCGAACCCAAACTACCCTGCTTATATTGGTTTGATTGCCCAAGAAGCAGAACAAGTCAGTCCGGGTCTTGTTGAGGAATGTGCAGATTTTGAAAGAGTAGAAGTTGTTGACGAAGATGGGAACGTTACGTATGAACGCAAACCCGCTGGAACAACGACCAAATCCGTCAAATACTCCATTCTTTACATGAAGGCAGTCAAAGCCCTGCAAGAAGCCATGGCGCGTATTGAGAAACTGGAAGCCGAAATGGCTGCATTAAAAGGAGCCTGATCAATGTCCGACGCAAAGTTAGAAATGACGCTTGAAGAAGCCGTCGCCATCGTGAATCTGCTGGGTAGCCTCCCGACGAGTCAAGGCGGGTTCCCGCTCTGGCAGAAACTGAAGGCGCAGGTGGAGGCGCAGGTGCCTAAAGAACAACCGGAGCAAATGCAATGACAACGATCACATGGAATATCAGCGAATTAAACTGCCTCCCGCAATCAGCGGAGGGTGCGGATTACGTTGTTACGGCCCATTGGCAATGCAATGGCGTAGACGGTGACTATAGCGGCAGCGTCTATAGCACTTGCTCGTTTGCCGTCGTGCAGGGTGAGGCTTTTACGCCCTACGCTGACCTTACGCAAGATCAAGTTCTTGGCTGGATTTGGGCAAACGGCGTAGATAAGGATGCGACCGAGGCTGCGGTAGAGCAGCAGATTCAGAACCAAATCAACCCGCCTATCGTTTCGCCGCCGCTGCCGTGGGCATGAACACGGCATTTCTCGTCATCTTTGTTGGCCTCCAGATCGCTGACATCTGGACGACGTTGACGGCGCTAAAGCAGGGTGGTCGGGAGTTAAACCCGTTTCTCGCCAAACTGTTTGAGCGGTTTGACCCGCTGTCCGTCATGGTGCCGGTAAAGTTGGCGGGCGTGTGGGCGTTGTGGTACGTCAATTTATGGGGACTCACAGCAATTATGTGTGCGGCGTATATGTGGGTCGTGTTCAACAACCTAGACGAGATATACGGCAGAAAGTGACATGGAAGCGCAGATTCTATTTAACGTGCTAGTCGGTATCGCAGGTGTCTTTGGCGGCTGGATACTCAACAACATCTCCCGATCCATAGAAAAACTGGACGAGGATGTGCGTGAGATGCCGTTGACTTACATTACGCAAGACGCATACCACCGCGACCAGAACCGCTACCAGCGCGATATAGACGAAATTAAGGGTATGTTGCGGCTCATCTTTGACCGGCTTGAGGCAAAGGCTGACAAATGATTCCTGCTGCGCTATTGCCTATCGTTAAACCTCTCCTTGCCAACGGCCTCGGGCTAGTGGCTAACGCTGTGCTTGCCAAAGGCAAACAGGTGGTGGAGGACAAGTTAGGCGTGGAACTAAAGCCCGATATGTCCTCAGAGGACATGGCTAAGGTTCAGATGGCGCAGATGGAACACGAAGAAGAACTGCTGCGGCTGCGAATAGAGGACAATAAACTTGACCTCGCCGAACTAGAAATGCGGCTAAAGGACACGGATTCGGCGCGGGAGCGGGAAGTTGCGATTGCGACCTCCAGTACGGCCCCCTTGATAAATAAGATCGTGACCCCCGTTCTCGCGCTGTCTATCTTGTTGCTGACTTTTGTGTTGTTTGGCGTTGTTATGTTTGACAACACGCCTGTTGAGACTTCCCGCAAAGACATTCTGATATACGTCCTCGGCGTCCTTTCTGCCATCGCCACGCAGATCGTGTCGTATTACTTTGGCTCAAGCCAAGGCAGTAAGGACAAAGGCGATCAGTTGCGAGAGGCGATGAAGTGAGCAACGTCGCTGAACAAGCCGCTTTCTTGCTAGACGTATGCCGCCTCATCAATCGCGCCACGGAATTGGGGTTCGTCGTGACAGCGGGCGAACTCTATCGCACACCCGAACAGCAACAGATATACGTCAAGACCGGGCGTTCCCGCACAATGAACTCACTTCACCTTCAACGTCGTGCCGTAGACCTTAACTTCTTCAAAGATAATGCGTTATGCTACGACAAGGCCGTTTTGGCTCCCCTAGGGGCTTATTGGGAGAGCCTGCACCCGCTTAACTCGTGGGGTGGAAACGGTGTGAAATTGGTGGATACACCGCATTTCAGCCGAGGAGTGGGGAAACCTGAATGGCGAAGGATAACCGATACAAAGCCGTCCAAATAATTGACGGAACGTGGTATCGCATCAAGGGGTATACCCACGCCGAATGTTGCGACTGTGCGTTAGTCCACAAAGAACAGTACCGACTTGTGGACGGCCAACTGGAATGGATGGCTGAACGTGACGATGAGGCCACCAAGGCCCGCCGAAAGGAACTCGGCATCAAGGTTACCCGCAATGCCAAAGCACACAAACGATGATGAATTTTTAGAACTTTGGAGTCGGCTAAAAAGCCCTTCAAAGGTTGCGAAATACCTAAAAATGGATGTGAGGTCGGTGCATTTGCGCCGCCGATCATTAGAAGCCCGCTACGGGGTTGCATTACCGTCTGCAATAAAATACGACCAAGGCGGGGAAATGACCCAAAAAGGCAACCGTGCTAACGAACTTGCCGCCGAACGCGCTAGGAAGTACGAGCGTGACATGGTGGATGAGGTCAAAGACGGGGTGGTGCTAATTGCCTCAGACTGCCACTACTGGCCCGGTATTGTGACCGAGGCACACCAAGCCCTCTGCCGGTTAGCCAAGGAACTTAGCCCGAAAATGGTCATCTTGAACGGTGACGTATTGGACGGTGCGCGGATTAGCCGCCACGCCCGCATCATGTGGGAAAAACAGCCCACGGTGAAGGACGAAATTGCTGCGGTGCAGGATCGGGTTGCAGAGATTGAACGTGCGGCAGGACGCGCCAAACTGATCCGCACCATCGGCAACCACGACGCCCGCTTTGAGAACTATTTGTCCACTCGTGTCGGTGAGTTTGAAGAAATGACCGGCATGACGCTGCTGGACTACCTACCGAGATGGCGGGCGGGATGGTGCGTGCATCTAAACCAAAGCACCGAAGGGTGGGTCACTGTCCGTCACCGACCTGTATCCGGTGGGATACACGCCGCCTATAACAGCACCCTACGCTCGGGCGTCCACTATGCCCACGGACACCTCCACAAGTTGCAGGTGACACCGTGGGGCGATTACAGGGGCCGTCGGTACGGTATAGACACCGGCACCCTCGCAGAACCGGAAGGGCCGCAGTTCAACTATACGGAGGCAGGGCCGCTCAATTGGGCGTCAGGCTTTGCCGTGTTGACCTTCCACAAGGGCTTTTTGCTCCAGCCCGAACTTTGCGTCGTAGAACGCGGTGCCGCATGGTTTCGGGGAAGGAAAATTTAAGGCCAGAGGCGTGCGCACGGTGCGTGTGGTGCTGTCCTTGGAACGGTCAAGGGTGGGGATGCGCACACCCGACCGTCAGCGGCCTGCTACATGGCGCGTGCCGCTGCGGCAGCGTTCACTTTAAGCCGTTTGCACCGTTTTGGCCGTTAAAGATGGCTGAAGGGGCTGGGATTGAACCAACATTCACGGAGTCAAAGTCCGTTGTCCTACCATTAGACGACCCTTCAACGACTTAAATGCGCAACCTCGGCCTGTAGCGTCTTAATTTCACGCTCCAGCACCTCGGCAATCTCCCACATTCCACGCTGACGGATTTCTGCCAACGCAAATTGTACCTTTTGCGCCTGACTTTGGCCGTACCCCCACGGCGCACGCTGTAACTCGGTTTTCCACGCCCCCGGCGGGCTGTCGTTATCAATCACCAGTAATCCCTTCCCGTGCCGCGTTTACAAGCCCACATAGGCGGGGGAACGTGACGCCAATCATCGCCATAGATTCGTGTCCAAAACCGCCGTATACGCTTTAGGAGCCGCATAAACCCTCCACGCTATAGTTGGTACTCGGTGACTTCCAATCCCTCGGTACGTCGCCCGTAATCCATGACGGGTCTTTCCACAGCAATCGGTTATTTGGGTAGGCAATCCATGGGCCGGTGTCTAGCGCGATGATGTGGTGGTCTTTGCTCTGGTCAGGCACCTCTGCCCAACCGCCATTGGCCCAAAACACACTAAACAAATACGTCCCCGCACGCATGACCTTATCGCGGCCCAGCGCCTCAACGCGGTGATTGCGGAGCATCTGCATCTCGCGCACCTCGCAATGCCTACTGAACGAGTCCCACCACACAGACAGGTTAAGCGATAGCGGTTCACAGGGTTTGGAGCAAAGCGCGTGGATTGGGATTCTGGCCCATTGTGCGCCGTTCTCTAACATCACTTGGAACATCGGCACTCGGGCAGGTTCAGCGCGGAACCCAAACACGGTACAGAGCGTAAACTTGCCATGCCCGCTCTGCTGGTCGTACAGGAACTCGTTACGGACGTAAGCCGTGGTGTACGGGGTGTCTACGACAAAACTCACACCAACCCCTCTTTTTCAAGTTGTGCGATGGTGCGGGCCATGCCGTCATAGTGGGCAAGGCGTAGTTCATCGTGTGACAGACCGCTTTTGTGCGTCCTGCCGTCTATTTCGTCGTGACAGGCGCTACACGCCCACGCACCGATTAAGTCAGGTGATTTCATGCCCATGCCGCTAATGCCCGCCAAACGGATATGCGCCAATACCACGGTTTCGCTGTTAAAGTTACAGATACCGGGTAAACGCACCATGCAGCCGCGTCCTTTGGCTTCTTTACGCAGACTCATACACCGGCTCCGGTATCACAATGCCCATATCCGCGCACCGCGACTCTAAAAACAATAAGTAATCGCTAAACTCTTGCTTGGTCAGCGCCGAGGATCGTTTAAGCGGCCGCATACGCTTACGCCCAAACCCCTCCAGCGTTTCCCAGCCGAAACATTCACCAAGGAAGTATTCGTGCAGGTCATCGCGTGTCCATCCCGCTAACGCCTCACCGCCGCCCTCCAAGATCGCGGGGTAACACACACCCCACAGAAATGCGTTTTGCTGCTGCGTGCGGGGCTTTTTCCATTCCACAATCTCTATGCACCACGCTCGGTCAGCCGACAACCCCTGCACCATGCGTGCGGCTGCTGTCGCTAACTGCTCGGGCGTCGTGCCTTTAGGAAATATGCGCTTCACCGACTAGCCTCTAGCCATTCCTTGCCGTACTCAACGTCTACCCAATCCTTAAACCACGGGCCGCCACGGGTGAAATGTACGGCGATGGGATTCGGGCAATGGTCGCGCGTGTACCAACCTTCCAGATAGTTCCACGCTATCGGTAGAGAGCCAATGGACTCGTCTTTTAGCCATTGGAAACGGTGCAGGAACATTCCACTTTCTCTGTTCACGACATCGGGTGTCAACGCCTTGACCTCGGGGTGCGAACAGTTCATAAACATGAACGATGACCAGTTTTTTCGTGGATACTGATGTTGCGCCTTGTTGTCCATCTTGACCTTCTCAAACGGCCTGTAATCGTGCTGTACCACAAAGCACGCTTTTGCCCCGTCGGCGTAGTCCATCAGTCCCGCAATATCCCCCCGCAAAAGAAAATCGCAGTCCATAAACACAGCCCAGCCGTCGTACCCGGCGAGGTATGGGGTCAAGAAGCGGGTAAACGAAAACTCCGTAGACGACAACGGATCAGTCTCCCGCCAGTAAAGGCCACGCTCCCGAAGTTCTGACTGTTTGATGGGTTGTATGTCTAGCGGGATAGAGGCGTGCTTGAGCAGGCTCTTGCGGCAAACTTGATACGCAATGTCCTCGCGGCTGTCCCAACCGATAAATACCTTCACAGTTTTTCCTCAAAGTCTATGTAACGCCATGCCAGATACTCAGGCGTCACGGCGTAAACGTCGTAATCGTAACCACGAGCCGGGTCTAATTGTTTGCGCACAATCCAATCGGCAAACGTCGTATTAACGTCCACCAACGCCGCCACCGTCATGCTGTGATTGACCAGAAAGTACCAATCAGGCCGAGGGTGCGCGTTGTCAAACGATGCCTTAGCGCAGATGGTTGCCGTCTCAAACGGCCACTCGCCAAACTCAAAATCACGCTTTAGATGCTTGACCTCTATGCGCTTGTCACTCGCATAAATATCGCCCTTATCTGCATATTCTTTGCGGTCAGCAAAGTTGGCACGCAACCGACGCTGCGGGAGCGTCACCGTATGCCCAAGGTTTAGCAGGTAAGTCGCCACTACGATCTCCGCAGGGCGACTCGCCCGAAACCTTGCCTCAAAGTCAGAATGGGGCGTCAAGGTCATCCCAATTGTCCTCGCTCAACTGCGGCTTCTTGGTTGGCTGACGCTGCGGTTCACCGCCACGCGACAATTTGCCCTCACCCTTGGCCTCTATCTTCAGGCTCATAAACTTATCGCCTGTTTTCTTGCTGGCCTTTATCCATGCCGAAATGTTGTAGTCCACGTTATTGATAACGCATGACCCACGGTAGTCGGGACGGTTCGGGTTGTCGCCCTTGTCGTTCTTAAACAGCACGCCCTTCATGTTTGGATCGTAATTCACAATTTCACCTTCTCCAGTTGTTTCACTTTCTCGTCTAACTCTGCGAGGAACTTACGCACCTCGGTTTCAAGTTCTGCGATACGGGTTTCGTCACGCGGAACACGCACGATCAGCAGTTGCAGATGCTCGGGCAAACGTGGGTCGTAACTACAGAATTCACACCACGGCGCACCCGTCACCGCCATCTGCCATTGCATCTGAGTGACGTACTTTTCAGGAGGTTTTCCCGACAGCACGTACTCCAAATGGGTAGCCGTATTCGGGCATTTAATCTCTATCAACCCGTCGCCCACAAAACCGTCAGGGGACGCGCCAGAGCCGGGAATGTCGTGATGCGGGATAAACCCCACCTCCTCTACCAACTCGCCTGTCTTGGCGCTATACGCGGCCCGTGCTTGCGGTTCGGTCTGCGTACCCCACTCCATCGCGGCATTGCTAAACATTTCGGTCGGCTTTCCGGTCAATCGTTCGCAAATCAACTGCGCCATGTAATTTTCACGGCTTGCCGAATACCCGCTCTTGGTCTTGGCTACTACGTCAGCCACACGGCTAGCGGTTACTTTGCCGAGGCGTGCTTGTAACCATGCCTCGCGGTTAGCCTGTTGGTACGATTCCATTATCGCCCCCTCGTTTTAAGTAAAACGTCATACCGCTTGATCCCGCATTTTATTGCGCGTGTTACGACGTAAGGCTCTACGCCAAACATTTCAGCAATTTCTACGTTGCTCAAAACCAATTTCCTCTGTGCGTCCAACTGGCGCAATAACCGATACTGTTCTAGCGTCAATTTTTTATCGTTAAACGACGAACGAAACGACAAACGCAGCAATCCCCTTTCGTTTGGGAAATCCATCACAAACGTCTGTTCACCCGTTGCGTTATTTTTTTTGCTCTCAGAAAACCAACCAAGTTGTTCATATAATTCAACACGGATGTCGTCAATGTGTTGTTCCATCACGCAGCCTCCGGGCCGGTCAGTTCCTTCTTGCGGGCGGTAAACGCATCAATGTGCGTCATGCGCTGTTCTTTGGTCAGGCGCTTAAACAACTTGGTCAGTTCGTCCAGCGATGCAGCACCCGCAATCAACGCAACCAGATCGGGGTCTACTTGTGGCGCGGCTCCTTCTGGCAAATCTTCGCCCGCGTAGATGTACAAGCCGAGGCCAAACATGGCGATGCACTTGGCAAGGCACCGCATGATCGCGGTGTTGACTGAGAACGCGTCGGGGTTTTGGATCGCTCGGTTACGGTTGTCCATAACCGGCAACACGCACGTTTTGATGTCGCCCTTTATCTCTACGCTGACCTTCACCATCGCGGTGCCGTCGGGCAGATACATGGCAGGACGGTCGCTGTACTCATGTGCCGTCCAACGTGCAGCCGGATCAATCTTCAACACCTCGGCCCATGCCCACGCCCACGACAAGTAAGACAGGTTGCCCTTCTTCTCAACGTGGTCGTTGACATTAATTTTTAGTAATTCGCTCATAGCCCACCTTTGTCAGTTCTTCGTTGATGATGCTGTTCAGTTCAGCCAGTGCAGCGTTGCATCGTTCAATGCGTTCTTGTTCTTCTTGCTGCTGTAGTTCTAAGTCCTGTTGATGCCACCAACTGTTGTCATCGTCCTCCATTACGCACCTCCTCGGCTGTCGTGCAGCCACCATCGCATCGGTCAACGTATGCGGCCATGAAATAAACGACTGTCATGGCAATCAATAAAATGATGAAGCGATCTCTGTTTCGCATGGTTTAATCCTCGTAGGAGTGGGAATCGTCAAACGCCTCGCGGGCAGCGGTACGGATGTACTCATGCACCGCTTGTTCGCAGATTTCGTAATCTGTCTTGGACATACATTGGATGTCGGCTTTGATGTGGCACGCGATGTATTTGCCATCGCCCTCGGGCGCGTAGCCGAGTAACCAGACGTTTTCTATGTAGACGGTTTCGGAGAGGCCAACGTCGGGATCGGCAGGGTCGTAGGAAAATTCAATCTCTACTTCCCAGAGCGTGCCAAGCAAATAGAGTTCGGTGGTACAGGTGTGAGACATATCTGTTGCTCCGTTGTGTCTGTCAACGGTGCCTATGATAGCGGGCTTTACAGCCTTGTCAAGCCCCCTTGCATCTTTTATTCTTACGACATGAATCCACAACAATTGGTCGCAAAGTACGGATCGCAGGTTGCTGTTGCCAAAGCATTTGGCGTAACTCGGGCTGCGGTGCAGTTATGGGTGCGTCAGGGCAAGGTGCCACAGGCTAGGCTTTGGCAGCATAAGGCTGGGCTGGTAAAGCCCCCACAGGGCCGCTAATGCGGTTATACGA